AAATAGTAACCGCCGTAATATAATGTTCCGGGTTGACCATACAACATTGCGTGTCCGGTAAGAATATCCTCACTGTCATGCATGTAATAAATACCATCTCCATGTAATGGAAATTGCATAATTTCTCTTACATCGCTTAGTATACGCTTTGCAGAATCTTTACTTATATGAATGACGTCAGAAGATGCCATATTATTACAAACGTAAAACGTGATATTATTAACTGGATGAGTTGTTTTTAACTATATTATCCAATTTATTTATCCAATTATCCAATTTATTGTTTGTCGCGTTTTTTTTTTGTTTTTGTTTTTGAGTTAACTTTTTTTTGACTTTTTGAAGACTTTGAAACCGTTTTTGTTTTCAATTTTGAAAGTACTTGACTATTCGCAACATATGTGAGAGGAGAAGTGCTATTAGTAACGCGGGTACTATCGGGTTTGCTTGACTCGTCAACTCCATGCACAATATCTACTTCCGGTTTAACACTTATTGGATCAAACATATCAAGGCGACCAACGCTTCGTTTTTTACGCTTTAATACGGATTGTTTTTTTCGTATGTTTCTAACTCGTGTTCTAACTCGTTCAAATGGGACGTACCGTAAAAATAGTTTTTGGTACTCTGGGTTTGTTTTATCACCTTTAAGTTCCAAATACTTGTTTGCCTTATCTCGTCGAATCGATTCCAGCGTTTCTTGTACTCCGTAACACGAGCTTCCAAAACGTTTAAGAAGACCTGACTGAATTAGACGGTTTTTGTTTTGAATATAAAATAAAATACCAGCCAAGCATAAGAGACGGTCTCGATTATAATAGTATCTTCGAGCATACGAAAATGCCAAGTAAAACATCATCATCGTGTCGATACTTGCAACTTTTATAATCTGATTATTTAGCTTTATTGTATTGTAGCTGTGACACGCGGTAGGTTTATAAATCAGAACAATAATATGGTTTCCTACTGCAATTTTGTAATGATCAAGAATAATTTCCCCAATTGGAGGAAGTTTTTCAACAACAATATTCTCAAACCCGTTTGTTTTAAGTGTAAGCATAATAAGATTTGCTAGTTCTTTAGGATTGTTTGATAAAACATCAAATTCTCTACTTTTTGTCAGTTTATGCCTATCGTTTTTAGGCAAATATTTACTGTACAGTATGTCAGCGAATCCTCCAATAAAGACAATATTGCTATTCATAAGAACTTTTTGAGTAACATCATATATTTTTCGATGAAGTCGTTTTTTACGAATATCGGTCTCGGTAACATCAGCGGATTTTGAATGAGTTGATTTTTCAGACGAATTCGAATTTATCGAATTTATAGACATTGCAGAATCTCCATCCCCATCATTGTCATTGTCATTATCGCTCTCATTACTCGGTTCTTCTCGTTCATTTGAAGCATTGGCAATAAGTCTTGAACAGTTTACAAGTTTCATAGGATACACTTTATTCAAAAGCGTAAGTCGTTTCAAAACCTTTTCCCATCTCGATACGTCTCCTTCAGGTCTAGACAACTCAAGGTACATTGCCATTCGTAAAAAATTTGTTGGCGCATACCGAATTCCATGTTTTATGTATGACTTTGCAGCGAGTACGTTGAATAACGACGACTCCATATGAGTTATGTCCGCAATTGGAGTAAAATTAACAAATACTTTGAACGTTCCCGGATGAGATCCTGATTTTGATTCTACTTCGTTGTAGCCCATGTTAAAAAAAATGTCGGCCAATTCTTTTGAGTCATCCAACGCATTTGGAGAATAAAAATCATAGTCTGGAACTTCGATATCATTATTGTAAAACCTATATTTTTCAGGAAGAATTGCATTAATTGCTGTTCCTCCATAACACACCAATTTTTTTTCACGAAGAAACCGTTCAAGACGACCAATTATTTTTTTTATTTCAGGTGACTGCGCCACTTTTTTACCCGTTCTAGATTCTATTTTATCCACCGCAGTCCTTAATATATCAATTTCGCGTTCTTCTATTTTTTTCAATTCTCGTGATTTTGATGACATATTTAAATTTTTAAAAATTTAAATTTTAAAATCTAAACAACCGTGGTATAATATATCATTAGATAACATTATAATACGCTTACCTTTTTTACTCCTTTATACATTTCTACACTTTTATTACCCAAGTGAATATGTACCGCCAGTTACAGTAGTTGCTGTCTGTTTTGACGAGAGTGTTTCGGTAGGATCGACTGGGTTAGGTTCTTTGAGTATAATTGGAACATATCTTAATTCTTCCGGTTTCAAATAAAATGCAGATCCGAATGATTGAAATTTTTTTAAGTAATGAATCATATTTGCGTCATAACTTTGAAATGCCATACACACCATTTGACATCCAGCGTTGAATGAAAGAGTTGCCGGTTCAACATTTTCACACTTTTTTGAACGCTCAGGAACAATATACTTTATACTTTTTTTTGCGCTTTCTCTGATACTTGTGTTATTTGTATCTTTAATTTTTTGAAACGTGTATTTCGACACGTCCATTGTAATCGTCATATTTACATACTCATACAACGGGGTGCGTTTGTAAATGTCTTTTGTATTATTATTATCTGACCCTGGGTTCTCGTCTATAATAATGATTACCTTGTTCATAAAATTCGAAAGCTTAATGCTTCCAATATCTTCACGCGAGTACGAAAAACGAGGATCGAGCATTTTTGAGGCAAGGTTATTTTTAAGAATTGTCGCGATTGATTCATAAATCATAACGTTTTTACTTTTGATACGAAGACATAAAAACAATGGATCAGAAGGATTTTGACACCCGTTTGATGAAAATGCAAGCTTTTTTATAGTAAGGATTGCGTCCGTGAATGTGATGTAGTTGTAGACTTCCTTCATAGAAAACTCCGCTTTAGATGATGCCGCAACCACTGGGACACCGTCTACTGAATAAATTTCAAAGTCTAATACACGCGCCCCCTGTTTTATCACACATTCTAATGCAGTCGTTGATACAAAATCAGCAGAATAATCTCCTGAACAGCAACAGTTGTACGCCGTCATAATATAGTAGTCTCTAAGTAAGTATGCAAACCGGTCTTCAAAATCGTTTATGGGACTGGGTTTAACAGATTCTTCGTATTCAGCGAGCATGCTCGCGTCATTTCTTTCACGTTTTCCACGGGTCCAAACGACAATTACAATAAATATACACGCGATTACGGAATTAAGAATAAGACCGCCCAAATGAGCTGTAGTTGGAGATATTTTTTGGACAGCACCGGTTACAGAGCTTGCTATACTAGATGCCGCTCCGGCAATACCGCCGACCGGCGCTGGTGCCGATGATGTCGACATTCTTTCTTTCTATAAATTTTGTAACTTAACTAATACGATTCTTTATTTGAATATTTTCTCTTTACTATGCTATTACTATAAAATATAAAATAATATAACAATCTAATAAACTTATTATCAAAAAACAAAATAAAATATATTTTAGAAGGTGAATAATACGTTACAGTCAAATATTAGTCAAATATTAAATCAAATAAATGCCCGGCGGACTACTAAATATTATTGCATACGGAAACCAGAACACAATTCTGAATGGAAATCCTAAAAAATCATTTTTTAAAACCACATACAAAAAATATACAAATTTCGGTTTACAAAAATTTCGAATTGATTTTGACGGCCAACGAAAACTTCGAATGTCAGAAGAGTCTAAATTTACATTTTACATGCCCAGGTACGCAGAACTTCTTATGGATACTTACATTTGCGTTACACTTCCTACAATATGGAGCCCAATTTATCCCCCAAAAACTGAAAAACATAAATGGGCTCCCTACGAATTCAAGTGGATAAAAAATCTGGGAACGCAAATGATCAAAGACATAACCGTATCAGTGGGAGGACAAATTCTTCAAAAGTTTTCAGGCAACTACTTGCTTTCTATGATGCAACGAGATTATCCCGCGACAAAACGTGACTTGTATGACCATATGACGGGAAATGTTCCTGAGTTAAATGACCCCGGATGCTGCGGAGCTCGAGTAAACCAGTATCCAAATGCATACTATACACCGAGCCAGCGAGGAGCCGAACCATCCATTCGAGGCAGAAAATTGTATATTCCAATCAATACTTGGTTTACTACATCAAGTCAAATGGCTTTTCCGCTCGTATGTCTACAATACAATACATTGCAAATCGACGTCACCCTTCGCCCGGTTAAAGAACTTTATGTAATTCGCGACGTTACTGATCCTGAAAATGAATGGCCGTATGTACAGTCAAATTACACGCTGAACGAGCATCAATTTTACCGGTTCTTACAGACCCCACCAGATGTAGAACTTGGACCGTCGTCGTATACCGATACTCGAACCGATTGGAACGCCGATGTTCATATGATTGCCACATATGGGTTTTTATCTGCCGAAGAAACAGCGGCATTTGCAGCAAACGAACAAAAGTATTTGATAAAGGGTATATATGAATGGGACTTCAAAGATGTGACCGGAAATACTCGAGTTAAACTCGAAAACACGTTGGGAATGGTAGCCAGTTGGATGTTTTTTTTTCGTAGAAGTGACGCTTTTTTACGAAACGAGTGGAGCAACTATACAAATTGGCCGTATGAGTACTTACCACACGACATTGAACCTGCTGAGATGACGTTTCCACCCAGTCGACAGACTACTGAAGGATGGAAGCCTCTACAAGTATCAGGTGTTACTGGGGAACCTCTTGAAACAAGAACTCCGTATCATATTGGACCGGGTAGAAATCCGTGTATTGACGAAGCAGGTCGACTTGAATCTCATACATTTAGCAACCGTCGAACGGGTTATTATACTACAGGGTTATTTGAACCCGGTAACCAAAAAGAAATCCTGAATACACTTGGTATTGTTTTTAATGGAAAGTATCGAGAGAATATATGGGACGCGGGAATATACAACTATGTAGAAAAGTATGTTCGAACAAAAGGTAACCCGCCTCCGGGATTATATTGTTACAATTTTTGCATAAACACTGATCCAAACGACTTGCAGCCATCTGGAGCAGTTAATATGAGTAAATTTACCCAAGTCGAATTAGAACTATCAACTATTTATCCATCACTGGATCCGAACGCTTCATTCCATATGATTTGTGATCCAGTTACACGACTACCGATCGGTGTAAACAAAACGAATTGGCGTATTTACAACTATATGTTTGACCTTACTCTTATCGAAGAGCGGTATAATGTACTTACATTTATTTCTGGAAACTGTGGTCTCATGTATGCTAGATAAATAGATAGATAGGTATATAGATACGAAACACGAAATAAATAATTCTGAATGGATATAGATATTATGCATGAAATACATATTATATACCTTTATAGAGTATGACCTGGTTGCTTGCCCTAAACTCAGTGTTATTTGTAGCAACCCTATCCGAATATTTGATCTGCATGAAGTATGTAAACCTGGAGTATGACTACAAAAACGAATGGTTTAATGTCTTACTTAGTTTATTGTTTACACCATTTTATAGTTGTTTCTTTATAAATAAATTCTCATGGACGAAAATAAAATTTTATACGTCAAAGGAAATGCGACACGTTTTAATTTATCCAGTGGTTACCGGAATATTATATACAATTGAAACAGTTACTGTTTTTTTCGCACTTAACACGATTACTCTTAGTTACTATACTATATTAAGGTCCGGATTTATTATATTCAACATTCCATGGTTCAAATACCTGTTAAAAAAACCGGTAACTCGCATTTACATTGCAAGCTGTGTTTCACTTGTTGTCGCTCAAGTGGTCTCGACTGTTCAGTATGTATCACAGTACAGCTCGAGTCCTATGGGAAAAAATGTAGTTCAAAACGCAGCAATTGTAATGGTGTCGTGTTTTTTGAACTCGGCATATAACAATATTATTGAGTATTCAATGGCACTCTATGGTACTCAATTACAAAATATTGACTTTCAAATCATTTTTCAATGCACGTATTTGATGATTGCTGCACCGTTTGCGGTATTCTACACGATAAAACACGTCCCGCCTGTAACTGCAAGTACGATTACCATGTATTTTTTCATTGCATTTGGTCTTCAACTTTACATGTTTAACAAAATATACATTCTTAACAGTAAACAAACATCTATTCCCGCAAATATTTTATTAAGCGGATTAGACTTATTGCGACGTATTATTCAGTTGACATATTCGTTTGTCTGTTTCAATGAACCATTCGATGCAGTAATTGGAATTTCTCTTGGATTCCTTGGTCTTTCTGCTTGTCTTTTGTTGTATCAATATATATACGACCATATACGTGTAGGTCAAGAGTTTAATATGCGTATCAAACACGTCGAACTTGAAGAAGTGTGAATAAAGTTATAGTATTATAGTTTTTAAGAAAAAATTGATTTTGTTACGTGATTTGGGTTTTCAATATAATAAACATAACCATAAACATGTTTGCATATTTTCGGTCTCAGAAAGATCAGTCTCAATCCCAACTCCAACTCCACTTCTTTCTGGAGTTTATTTCAAACAAGATGCGCGCCAATCTACGAGCCAGTGCTTCTCCATTGTCCGGGTTGGATGTTTCAAATATCGAGGTTGCCACAATGCTGGCCCAAATTTACATGTGCGAATTCGAATGCACAATGAATACCCTAAATCAAGTGCATAGAATTGCAGCCTGTTACCATGAGAAAGCATTTGACAATCTTGATAAATATATTGACAATACACGACCAGCGCAACTTGCTCCACATGAAATGACTGCCGAGCAGCGGCATGCTTCACAGGTTCTGGTTGGTGTTGGCCAGCGATATTCAGAAGTCAATATTTCATTGAAGAATATCGAATTGTCGTCACGAGACATTGAGAATTTCAATACAAACAATGAGAAAATCATCTTCGTAGCCAAACAGTTTCAAGAGTCTAGAACCACTGTGGAAGACGCGTTTGACCGTTTGAATCATGTTTCCAAAGAAGTTTGGAGCTTGGTGAATATGCTCGCATTTTCAAATCTGTTTAGATTCGCCGATCCGAGACAACCAATATGTATTCCAAACACGAGTGATGCTATCTTCATTCCACACATTCCGACTAACCCTCATATGCGATAACTTGAAAAAATAAAACAAATAGAAATACAAATACAAAACTTATTTTTTATTTATAAACCATATAAAACAAGTAACGCTATATTTATTTATGTATTCGGATAAAATGCAAATCTGGTTCATTGTTGCCCATTCACACTTGCAGGGCATTTCAAAAAATGGTAGTATACCATGGAGGTGTAAAAACGACATGAAATTTGTAAAAAAAATAACTACCGCTGCTGGTTTGAAAAACGGACTTTTAATGGGTCGAAAAACATTCGAGTCAATTGGAACAGTATTGCCAGGCAGAGAAACTATTGTTGTGTCATCCCGCGGTGCAACTGCTGTGTCAGAAAACGTTCATTTTGTAAACAACATTGCGTCTGCAATTCAGACGGGAGAAACGCTCGGATTAGATGTATTGTGGATTTTTGGAGGAGGCACCATATACGACCAGTTTCTCCAAGACGAGTTTCGTGACAAAATTGACGGATTTTTCATTACCAGCGTCCCTGAGTTTGAATGCGATACATTCATTCATACAAACTTGTGTGACATTTTATTGCCGCCAGCAAATATTGATAATGTCCCAGTACCTGTTCCAGTGCCAGTGCCAATATATCGTTCGTTTATTCATGATAAACCGAGTATAATACTCGAAACATGTACGGATGGAGTATACGAACTTACAGCTTTTTCTAGACTTCCGGTTGCGGGTATTCATAAACAGTGGTTTACAATTTTAGATTCATTTTCAGTATTAGCTTCATAAAAAATATAAAAAATAATAAGTATAGATAATATAAACTATATATCATGGACTGGTATAAAATTTTATATTATGTTATTCTTTACGGGTCATATTTATTATACGGCATTCTTCTTCTTGCTATTTTAGGAGGACTTCCAAATGTAAATATGTCGGATAAAATACCAGAATATTTGAACGTTCTTCAAAATAGTTTGAAATATTATGTATGTTTTTTTTTAATTATTAGGTTTAATCCATTTACACGATCAAGAGGAAATGAGTTTACCGATTTTGATGCAGACGTTGTTTTTTCATCAGCGATATTTCTCATACTAACAACGTCGTTTACATCGGTAGTTTATACATATGTAACGAAATATGTAAAGGATCCAATAAAAAATGCAGCGGAAGCTACAAATAGCATGGAAGGTTGGAAAACAAAGTATTTAGATTTCATAAGTAGTAAATAAATATGTGTGATATTACACCGTTATACAGGCAATGATCGTTGTGTAATTTGTATTTATTTATTTATCTATTTATTTATTTATAAAAATATATTTGCTTATTTTATAAATCATTTTTTATTTGTGTAATAGTGTAATAAATATATTGGAAAGAATGGTACGCAGAACCCGCATAAATATATAGAAATTTCAGATGAAATAAAGATTCACATTCCTGATAAAAATGAATTTTTTGAGATACTTACAACAGTATTGTTTTTTTCAGCCATAAGCGGATTAGTAAGCGCGTATATTATTAAACATCATTTGTAGTATCAAGTTTATTTTTATTAACATTGGGTAAATCCGTCTCTTCTAGGCCTTTATATTTTGGATTCATCATTTCATTGATTTTTTTTTGTTCGACGCAGTCTTTTAACATCATCTCTTTTTCGTATACTTTTTTTAACACGACCGTATTTATGAAAGGGTTGATTAAAAAACCATTTCACTTTCTCTAGTATGGTTTCTCCAACTAAAAGGTCAACCTCCATTTCGTCATCATCGTATTTCAATGACGCATCTCCATTCGGATCGACTGAAAAATCAGTTTCATGTTTTGAAACTATATTTTTTAATTTAGAAACGGCGTGAGCTGAACTAGAAAATCCGAGTGACGTAAAAAGAGGGCTTTTCATAAATCGATCTACAAAAACATATTTCGGTATATTTCTTTCATAAGGTTTTACTTCAATGACGTAAACATTTTCAGTATGCATTCCCGGATGAACGCGATCATCTACAAAAAAAATTTCGAAGTTTCCTTCAAGGCTGCTGCATCGAACCAAATCATTATATGTTTTGTCATGACTTGTACGTTTGAATTCTACTATTTCTCCGTTTGGACGTTTAAATGCTCCAATTACTCTATCAAATAATGGATACCCGCTTTTGTAGTTAAAATAATTTTTAATTCCATCAATCCATTCTCTTGGTCCGGTATTGTTCGTATATATCATGACATGTTTACATTTGTGTTGTTTTTTCATTTCTACAAGTAACGCCATTATATCCATTATTTTGGGCCGAAGAACTTCCGGATAAAGATCCATAATTGAGTTGAAATTATCTTGAATAAGTTTATCCGGATCTGAGTGAATATGTTTTGCTACTCTAGCCAGCGTATAAACAAAGTTGCTTAAATCAGCGAACGAACCAAGGGTTTCATCCATGTCAAATACTGCAATCCGAGCTACATTATTACCAGGGTCATGTTTGTACTTTTTGAGTTTCATATTTTGTTTGTGTTCGATTCACTTAATTTTAGTTTACCCCGTTATATTTGATCATTATAATATTGCAACATTAAAATACCACAGTTCTTATGTTTTTTATTTTTAATTTTTATATTAATTTAGTTTAGGAAACCCAAAAGCGAAATATAATTCTAAATTCTAGTTACACTTTTATAATTGTTATAGTTTTAATCATGCCACAACAATTAACGCGTCGAAGATGTGAAAAAATTCTTCGATTTTATAAAAAACGAGTTAATCCTGGAACAAAACTAGTTACATTGAGAAGAAAAACAAATGCTATTCTTCACGATAAAATGTGCAAATGTGTAAATGCGCTTTATAAAGGAGGCGCCACAACAAATCCTCAAGATTTGCATAAATATAAAGACTCAATTGCAATATGTAAACGCAGTGTATACGGTAGAAAAGGATTGAGACCTCCCCGATTCACATGCAAAAAAACATAAACCATAGTTTGTGCACGTGGGCAGAAATTGAAATTTGCAACAAAATGTATGCTTCTGTGTTTCCTCCCACGCTTGATAATGCGGTTGGTACTCATGGTGCTGGTGCTGGTGCTGGTTCTGGTGCTGATTTAGGTGTACAAGCAACGTGTTTTAGATAAGACTGGTACGAAAAACGGTTTACGGCGCCAATACCGCTACCCAATACAAACGGATTGTTTTTCAATCCTCGGTTTACATCTGCCATAAGAGCGTTTCGTTTTCGTTTTAACATTTTTGGTTTATTATTGATTTTGATTTTAATTTTGCTTTTTAGATTACTAAATACTAAATAATACTAAATACCAATAAAAATAAAATGAATAAAAATAAAAATAAAATAAAATAAAATGAATAAAATAAAACTAAAAAGACTTATAATATTCGTAATAAATCGTCTGCAATGACTCCGATTGCCTGATTTTTCGCTAATTTCTTCGCATGCCACTTAGCGAATGTATCTAAAAATATCTTACGGTTTGGGAAAACCTGGGCAACGTCGCGTCTAACCTTTTTCCATAATGCCACAACGCGTTTAGAATCTCGAAATTGTTGGACCGTACGAATAAGACCCATTGCTTCATCACGTATTTCTTCTATATCGTTTAAATGAATTGCTTCATAAAATTCATTTACTTCTTCAACCATCCACTCATATTGTAGAACTTTATTTCCAGCAACAGCCTTGTCTTTTTTACTATTTGTCATCGTACGATAGTTTACGATTTTGACCCAATGAGGAACTGAAGGTAGAGTCGTAGCTATAGTCATATTTCACAGATTTCAGCTATTAGTATATTTATTTATTTATTTATTTATTTATTTATTTATTTATTTTGTTGTTTAATGCAAT